CTCTTTTGGTTGTTGGTGGGGACGAGTCTGTGATTTTGAGTGCGGATGGTGTTGTGGATGTTGTTTTTTCTGACGTTGATCGTGTTGATGGCGTGGTTGGTGAGTCAGCGGTTTTTGATTTTGATTTGTATGTGAAGTCTTTGGGTAGGCCGATTGGTGGTGCTTCAGAGGTTGATGGTGATGGGGACATGCTTACGACGGGTCCTGATGGTAAGGACAATGTGCCTGTTGTTGCGGCGGCTGTTAGGAAGCGTGTTGGCAAGAAAAAGTTTGATGTTAATGATCGTCAACAAAGAGAAGATAAAATTGTTGAAATGTATAACGCTGGTTCTACTGCTGGTGAAATATCTGATTTTATAAGGTCTCAGAAACCTGTGGATGGTCGTTTTTCGGATATTGCTAATATTCGTTCGGTGGTGGGTAAAAGAAGAAAAAGGGGCGATGTTGCTCTTCGTGTTGATTCTCCAAACAATGTTGTTAATGCGCAAAAAGAGCGTGATGCGGGGATATTGAAACTGTATAACGAGGGCAAACTTGATGGTCCTAAAATTGGCGCACTTTTCGGGGTGGGGTCTATGACTGTTTATGGTGTGGTTAAACGGAACAGGTTGAAGAATCCTCGTTCTGTGGCTCGCGGAGACAAGCTAAGGGAGAAGAGTCTCTATTGGTCGCACGACGATGCCGTGAGTGGTGTTGTGTGGGCTTCTAACAATGATTTGGAATGGTTTTCGTATTCGCACCCCATTGAAGGGTTTGAGGGCGTTTTAGAGCATTCTGAAAAGGGTGAGGTTCTTAGGGATCCTAAGGGTGGTTTGACTGCTGCTGGTCGTCGCCATTTCAGGGAGACTGAGGGTTCTAATTTGCTTCCTGGGGTTCGTGGTCGTGCCAATACTCCTACGAAGATGCGTCGTAAGGGTTCTTTTTTGACTCGGTTTTTTACTAATCCGAGCGGTCCTATGAAAGATGAGAAGGGTAAGCCTACGCGTTTGGCTTTGTCTGCTGCTGCTTGGGGTGAGCCTGTGCCTCAAAATATGGAGGATGCTGCGGAACTTGCAGCTAAGGGTCGCCGGCTTCTTGAAAGATATGCGAATTCTAAGAAGAAGAGTGCTGACGGGGACAATTTATAATCAAAGACTCCATATTCGTTTAGATTTATCTGAACGGGGAGTGCTGTGTCTTACTGATTTGAAAAAATATCGTGCGCTTCGCGCATAGGCGTGTAGAAGCGGAGGGGAGCCGGCGAGGTCAGTGCGTTGCGTTTTGCAATTGTAGGAGTCGGGCTACGAGGTCGGCCATCGGGCGTATGTCTTTTTTATTGATGAGATAAAAGTCGTCCGTCAAGTCCTGATATGTGTCATAAATAGTCTTTATGTTCCAGTTGCTTTTTGTGGACGGCGGCAAGACAAGCATTGAGCCTGTTGGTTGACTGTAAAGAATGTATGCGTAGGGCTTCACTTCTTTACTTTCGTATCCGTGAACAGTATCCACGATTGTATTGGAGAATGGAAAGTCGTGGGGATTATCAGTAAATGCGCGCCGTGTTGTTTTCACTTCTAAAACTTTAGGCAGTTTTTCTAGGATGATGTCTTTTTCGCCTAATGTGAACCGCGCACGATCTGCTTTGTTTTGTGCGAGTTCAAGTTCTGGCACTTTGCAGGGGATTCCTTGTTCACTGAGAAACTTGGCAACTATATTGTTGTACTTGTGGCCTTCTGTGAATGCCTTTTCATAGTTGTATGTCATGTTCTACTATCTCAATTTTTGCGTCTGCAAAAAACTGCTTTACTAAAGGCCATTGTACATAGTTTCCATCATTTATGCAAACGACTCTAATAACCCCAGATGAGGCTATGAGTTTGGCGCACCCCATACAGGGTGTTCCGTTGACGATGAGTGTTGCCCCTATACGCATGGAGGGGTCTGACCATAGGAGCGCTCCTGCTTCGGCGTGTTGGCTTATGCAGTTATCGTAGGCGCTTCCTGATGCCGAGTTTTCGTGGAGTCTTGGGCAGTGGCCGTCTGTGCAGTGTGGCATTCCTGGTGGGGAGCCATTGTATCCAAAACCTATAACACGCTTATTTGTAGCTATTATAAAAGAAGCATATTGTTTTTTGGAACACGTGGAAAATATTGGTGCTAACGACTGGCATGCTTTTAGCCATTTTATTTCGTGGGGAAGAATCACGTGATGGCTATTTCTATCCGGTTGATTGCTTTTTGAATCAAACTAACAATGTCTGCAAATGTATGACTAGAAGACCATTCATCAATATCGTCATCAATTAAAGATTCTAGATACGAAACTGTTTCCATGAACAAACTAATACTGTGTTCAGGCACGGGGATTCCATCTTCTGTTACGGAACCATCCCAGGGTTGAAGTTTCTTTAATGTTGAACCGCATGCGAGAGCAAGGGAACCTTTGAAACTTACAGATCCAGTATAGGAATTATATGGAATGTCTTTTTCAAGACCGAGTTCTCTTAGTATTCCTATGGCTTTGTGGCAAACATCAGGAACACCGAGTCTCCCTAGATAGGAGATACTCATTGTTTTACTTTAGTTAAATCCAAGCCTAATGCGTGTGCGAATGCGCGTGCTTCGTCGGGTGAGACGAAAGTTGCTGCTTCGTAGGTTATATCATCCCTGTAGCGGATAAGTACCCATTTGTCTTGTTCTTCTAATTTGAAGACATGATACGAGTCATTGCCTTTTACTTTGATACCGCTTGATGTGAAGTCGTATTTTTGTGTCATTTTTATTCTTTGGGCTGCAGTAATTCTAGGTCATTGACATATTGTTCAAGGTTTCGTTTTGCTGTGTCGTATTGCCTGCGCAGTCGCAGTTCTTCAGTAGCCGGAAGCATGCCACGGTTGCGTGCAACTATGATTTGTTTGGCCGCTCTTGAGACTGGTATACCAAAGTGTGTAGCAACTGCTTTTTGTACACCAGTTGATGATGCGTATGCTTTTATATAAACATTGGCTACTTCGTAGAGGTGCTTATCTGATGGTCTTTTTCCTTGGCTCATTGGCTACTCCTGATTCTTACGGGCGTGATACTGCAATCTTTTTTGTTCATTTAGTTTGTCTCTATTTTTACGATTATATTCACGCATGTATTCAAGGTTTTTTCCAACCCTACTTGAGTCGCTAATATGTTTGCATTCTTTGCAGTACTTTTCAACTTTTCCATTTTTTCTTGTAAAAGTTTTGAAACCAACAACAGCAAAATCGTGACCTTTTCTACAATGCGTTTGTGTCCGCATTGAACGCCCGTGTCTATCTTTAGCAATCATGTCCTGCATGTTGTCGGAATTGGTTCCGAGCCATAAGTGGTCAGGGTTTACGCATGCTGGTGTATCGCAGGTGTGGCAGACAAATATACCTTCTGGTACTTCACCCTTAAACCATGAATAACTCAGCCTGTGTGTACTGACAGTTTTGCCGTCTATTCTGAAAGAACCATACCCGCGAGAACTTAAAGCTCCAGTCCAGAGCCAGCAAGAATCGGTCTTGTTGACTTTCTTAAAGAAACGCTCTTTGGGTGAAAGATTTATAGGCATGCCTTTACTTTACAGGGCAAGCACCAGTCGCGCAATCATCAAGATCAATTTCGTCATTTCCTGTCAAAACCATAGGGATTGAAAAGTCAACTTTTGCAAGCAGTTTTTCGTACACTTCATGGGTGATTTCTTCATATGGTGGCAACGGGAAGTTATGGTCAGCGTGAAGAAGGAAAGAAACAGACTTGACGTGGTTGTCGTAATTGCTTGACAACCATTCCTTGATTTGCTCAAGTTCTTCCTTACGGTAATAGACAGTTACGGAAACTGCGTTGTCTGCCCATTGTGTTTGCATCTTTTTAACCCATTCAAGCTGTTCTACGGCTGTGATGTCTTTTGCTAAAACTGCATTCTCTGGAGACTGACAAGGGAAATCAACAACATACTTTGTGTGATCTTCTCTACCATCAAGACCGATGTCCCATTGAACCTTGTAGCCACGGGCACGGCATGCGTTCACGAGCGGATCGGCAGCACCGAAACGAACACGACGAATGTAGTAGCGCGCAAATGCTGGATGGATTCCTGGGGTTACACCTGGAAGAAGGGAAAGGGTGCCAGAAGGCTGAACTGTTGTTAGGCGAACAGAGCGTGGGTAGCCCTTCTCTGCCGAGTATTCAACATCAAGCTTGTCTAGGAATTCGTATCCGTCGCTAAGCCAAGAGACTTGCTCGTCGCTTGCTTGAAGGATTCCAGTGATTGACTGACCGAGGCGTGCGTTCTTGCGAACGATGTTTGTTGTCTTTTCGTATGGGTAGTCCATACGGGTGATTTGCTTTTGTGTGACATAGAGAAGTCGTGAGATTTCTTTGAATTGTTCAAACGATGAAATGTTTGGAAGGAAAAGAGTTGCAAGGTTGCATGACTCACCATCAGCCAATGCAATTTCTGCACATGGGTTGAAACCATCAATTGTTGGGTCAGGACGCGCTTCTCCAGCACGACCGAACTTGCGGGCAAGACGGCGATTCAACAAACCGTATGGTTCACCGCTTCCGTTATAGCCCTTCCAAAGTTCTGGTTGAATGTGGTCAAAATAGTCTGCATAGATGCTGTTGTTTGAGTTTGCGCGCCATGCAGGAATGTCACCGCTTGACCAGTTCTTAGCACGAAGGAAAAGAACATCGTCTGGGTCACCGATTGCTATTTGCGCCGACCGACGTGACGAGCCGGAAACAACAATGCGACCAATAATGTTACAAATATCCAAAACATCAATAGACCTTAATTTCTTTCCTGCACGATTGTTGAGAACCTTGCAAATGTCGTCAATACCTTCAATGAGAGCGCCAGGCCCGCTTGCTGTTCCGCCGAATGTGCTTAGTTTTGCACCAAACTCACGAACGAGAATTGTTGAATACGAAAACGATTTTCCTGTTTCAAAATATGACTTCAAAACACTATGAAGCAAGCGACGCCATCCTTGACGAGAGTCTGGAACAATAATGTCTGCATCGTTTGTGCGCTCATGTGTGATAACGATGTTGTTTTTTACTTTTGGAAGTTCGTGAATCTTTGCTCGTTCAACAGAGAATCCAACGCCTCCGCCAAGCATGAGGTAGTCAAACACCAGTTCAAAGTCTTCTACTTTTTCAATGTTTGTGAAGTAGCAGTTGTTGAGCGATGTACCGTTGAATTGTTTAACAAGCGGTGTGCCGAGTTGCCACAATGCACGGCCTGACATTGAGCAGCGCAAGTTGAACATGTGGTCAAACAGTTTTTCTGCATCATCTTTTGTGTATGGAACACCAATGTCAAAAGCACCATCAATAACTCTTTGGATTGTTTCTACCCATGATTCGTTGCGGTTTTTACCTTCAACAGGACGACTGTATGTACGAAGATAAACGATTTCTCCTAGTCCTCCGAATCCCCAAGGAGGAGTTTTTGTCGCATAAGTGTCAATGAAAGATTGGTCAAGTATGGGCATATAAACTCCTGTTAGTCGTAATGGGTAGACAGTAAGGATACAGTATTTTTATATACAGAAAGTGTTTAGAGTAAGTTCAATTCTCGCGCTTTATCCACAGGTATGACTTGACCTTTTTGTACGATCAGAACTCGTGCGGTTGTGAATGGTGTTATTTGTCGTTCTTCAAAAATATCTTCTTTGACCGTGAATGTCATTTTTTTATCTATGGAATTAAAAATTCCAATTCCGATAATATGTTTTGGTTCAGATGTGTCTGTTGCACAATCTCCTGTTGGGTGACCACAAACTGGGCATGCTTTTCTGTCTGCTCTAGTAATGGACACATCGCCCATAATGTATTCAGAAGACTCGTAGAAATAACCCATATGTATATTCTACTTATCCACAGGTCTTAAAATTAAAAGTCTGCGTGATTTTCAATAAAATTAATAACTTTGGCTGCGGTTGTTTCACCGTCAACGCCAGGGTCACTACGTAACCAGCGCAAAAAGTCGTACCATTTGCGTTGCTGGTCAGGGTCATCAAAAACAAGAGAATATTGAACGACGGCACGAGTGCTTCCGGAAACACCAGCAGAAGTTGATCCTTGTGTTACGAGCGATGACATGTCTGCGCCTTTTGGTGCTTCTATAACAACATCACCGTCGCTGTTTCGTGAATAAGAAACATTTGCTTTGGTATCTTCTTCTTCGTCATCTAATAATGAAATAATTGGCTGTTCGTAGAGTCCAGGTGTTGAGGGTGCATATTCTAATCTTTCCTGAGAATGATCCATAATTGCTAGTTCAAATTCATCCCACTCAAGGTTTTGCATCAAATCTGAGTAATCTTCAACGATTAAACCCAAAGCATCGTACAAAAGTTTGTCATCAGTGTGACCAAGTTCGTTTGTACGGTTATCTGCAATAGCGAAAGCCATAGCACGAGCATCGTCTGCATCCATTTGAATAACAGCAATATGTGTCCACCCAAGCGATTTAGCTGCTTGGTACTGGTGGTTACCCGCAAGAATAGTTGAAGTTCCGTCATCATTGGGACGGACAACAATGGGGCGCACTTGACCAAACTCTTCATAAGACGCTGCAATGGCTTCAACATTTCCTATTCTTGGGTTACCAGGAAGAGCCACTAGTGTGTCCATGCTTACGGCTAGATCGTTAATTGAAGAATGGATTTTGTGGTTCATTATAGATATTCACTCATTTGGTTAATCAATTGTGTTTTTGGAAACGCCCCAACAATGGTTTTCACAAGTTTTCCATCTTTAAAAACAAGAATAGTGGGGATGCTCATGATGTTGTTATCTTTTCCAATTTCTGGATAATCGTCAACATTGACTTTGCCTACTTTTACTTGGGGGTAATCGGTAGCAATGGAACTAATTATCGGGGATAACTGCTTACATGGTCCACACCACTCGGCCCACATGTCAACAATAACCACAGAGGACGATGTGATGAATTCTTTGTATGTCTTGTCTGTCAGATCTATTGCTGTCATTTTTTCCTTAATGGTTTACTTGAACGCGAACATTGGCATTCAGAGTGCGAAGTGCGTCAATTGATGTACGAAGAGAAAGTAGTTTTTCTCTTTTTGCTTTAACCAACGCTTCTGCAATTTTATAGTCATAAGACTCGTCGGCAAGGTGATAATCAGACCATGCTTCACGTTCTTTTATTGACCCTTGAGCGGCAAGATACTGCTTAGCCCAATTTGCCTTATACAGGGCTTCTTTTTTTGCAGCTGATTCAGCAAGAGATTCAAACGCTTCCGTTTCTTCTTCAAGCATGCCGAGACATCTCATTATCTCGTTTTCAATATCAATTTGGGAGATTGGCTGTGATCGTTTGTTCATATAATTCTTTCTAGTGGTGTCCAGTCTATCTTTTCTAAAGCACTCATTTGTTCTTTAGTCCAACCCCATTTAGACATTTCAAAATGACACAGCCCCATTTGTTCCAAAACCCAAGCATCGCATTCGTCGTTCCCGCCGGCTCCTGTGAATATCTTCCCGGTCTTTGCAGATACAGCAGAGATGACTTCGCCTTTGGAAGCATTTCCACGACCTGTTGCAAACTTTGCTCTAGATGTAGGTGGTATTTCTATGAACGGTATGTTGCACTCCCAGAGGGTCATACGGACCGATCCGCCTAGTTCGCCAATGCTGAAGGCTTGTCCACTTCTGGAAGCAAAGGAATATCCTTCTACAAGTACGCATCCAATTTCGTTCTCTAAACATTCGTGGAGTATTCTCCGTGTTACATCGGAAAGCCGTTCTGCGCCTTTTGATTTGGGTTGAATAACGCTGGTGATTTCGTTCATGGATATCCCTGTTGATGTAAGGGAAAGGTCTAAACCCATAAACGCAAAAGTCACGATGGAAGCCTAGTTGGTCCATCGTGACTTTCACGGATGTGTCCTAAGGTAAAGGAACTTTTGCTTAGCGAACTTGTATAAGCAAATTATACATTACTGCTAATTAAAAATACTTTACTTAAAAGCCTTAGTTTTTAATTTTTTATTTGACATTTCATACAGATACTCAATAGGATGGAAAACATGAGCAATAAAAAAAATCTCAAGGTTTCAAGACCTGAAAAACCCGTTAATGTCACTATCGCTAATGTTGTGCGTTGGTATGCAGAATCCGAATCTTGCATATTCCATAACCATGCTGCGCGAATACCAATTACCAGAGTTGAAGACAAAGATATTGTTCAATTCATAATTGATAGCCATTACTGTTGAGCACGACAGCAACACTGCTAGATATAAGCGTAGATAAAAACATTAGAGGTATGTGTGGTTTATGCGGCAAAAAGTCAATGCGTTGGTCTAAATGGAGCCATGTTGAGTTATGGCACAAAAACCACAGATGCACCAACCATGCTTTGGAACATAAAAAAAACCACCCCGCCCATCAAGAGCGAGGTGGTTTTTTTGTTAAAAAGTTTATTTAGCCCTCGGTGACGGTGAATGCAACTGTCATGTTTGAACCAGCGGTGCTTGAACCAACAGCTGAGACATCGAGGCTCAC